ATAATAAAGAACTAATGATACACACCACAGGAATTGTTGAAGGAATCGTGCTTTCTATCGTTGGATATTACTTTGGTTCAATAGCCAAAAAAAAGTAAATTAAATATTTTTATTATATTTAGCAAAAACTGTTAAATGAAATCTCACAAAAAAAGGTGGAGAGACGGTGGTAATCCACGTTATCGCCTCAACTCAGACGAGGCACAAATTATAAACGATTATAGAAGGTTAAAACAAGAAGCAAAAGCAGAAGGTTTAAATCCTAATGATATTCATAGTGGTTGGATAAAGAACAAAAAAGCCAGCTTATATTTTAAGAATCCTAATTTTAAGCAAAACGATTTAAAGCAGTTTAAGAAACAATTATTAAACGACCTTAAAGAATACTCACCAAACTTTGAAAAGATTGTTAAACCTAAGGTAAATGACGGACATTGCCTTTTAATATCACCAGCAGATATACATATTGGTAAATTATGTAAATCTTTTGTAAGTGGTGAAGAATACAATAAACAGATAGCAGTACAAAGAACATTAGAAGCTATTGATGGTATATTACAAAAAAGTAATGGTTTTAACATAGATAAATTAGTTCTTGTTATTGGTAATGATGTTCTCCATATAGATTCGCCAAGTGGCGGAAAAACCACAAAAGGGACTGTTCAAGATGTTGATGGAATGTTTTTTGAGCATTTTCATATAGCAAAAAGATTATATATAAATATTATTGAAACATTAGTTAGTTTCTATCCTGATTTGCACGTTGTTTATAATAGCAGTAACCACGATTACTTAACTGGTTTTGCTTTGTCCGATGTTATAGCTACTTACTTTAGAAATAGTAAAAACATAACTTTTGATATTGGTTTACAGCATAGAAAATATTATACTTACTATGATAATTTAATTGGTAGTACTCACGGAGATGGTGCTAAATGGGATTTGCTACCTTTATTAATGGCTGATGAATGTTCTGAATGGAGTAGATGCAAATATAGATATATGTTTACTCATCACGTGCATCATAAAATAACTAAAGATTTAGTTGGTTGTACTTTAAGCAGTTTTCGTAGCCCATCGCCAGCAGACACTTGGCATCATAAAATGGGTTATACCTCATCTAATAATCAAGGTATTGAAGGAGTTATCTTCTCTAAATACAATGGCCAAGTAGCCAGAATCACACATTTATTTTAGTATTAACATTTAATTGTTAATAAAGTTTTTAGTGTGTTTTGTAATTTGTATTATAATTATATATATATTTACATCATAAACTTAAAAAGCAGTTGACGAACAACGTAAAACTTTTTAAAATAATTTAAAAATAAAACTATTATTATGAAACCAATAACAACAATCAATGTAGGTGAAACTTTACAAGCTGTAACTAATTATCATAAAGATGATAGGGTTTTTCACAGTTCTTTTGAGGTATTATCAGAAACTAAAAAAAGATTTAAAGTTAGAATCACAAGTGAAATTACCAATGGTAACGATTGGAAAAAACCATTTATTACAGTAGTAGAAGAAATGAGTATTTCTTTACAAAGAATGTTAAAAGAACAATATTCTTTTTGTAAATATGCAACTGAAATAAAATTAATAAAATAAAAACAAACAATTATGAGTAGAGAAATATCATACACAACAAGAACCTTTTACGTGCCAGCAGAGAAAATAGAAACGCTGGTAAAGTTTCAAGGCAAATGCAAAGAGAATGGACACAAATCTTATTCTGAAGTATTACTAAAATTAATGGAACAATACAATGAATTATGATACATTATCCGCATCCACATAACGAACAGCACCACAATGAAAATATTAATCATTGGTGGGCTTATGAAACTAACAGATACTTGCAAGATAGATTACGCAACTTAGTTATAAGAGCTAATTGGAACAAGAGAATTATCTGTAGAATACACCTAACAAATAATGATTTAGAAATACATCGCCACAGATTTGAAGGGTTTATTACACAATTAGAAAACATTGAAAAGCAATTAAAAACAATTGCTATGCAATACAATGAACAAAGAATGAAACAATTAAAAACTATATTTACAAAAATTAAAAACTATGAAAATTAAAGAAATCGCACAAAAATATAATTTATCAAAAGATGACTTTTGGGAATTAAAAAGAGGTACAAGAAGTATGTGGATTATTACACACGATGCTTGTGAAAAGATAGCAGCAAAAGAAAACATACAATTTGGCGCACCAACTATATACAGAGATAGCAATAAAGATGTTGCTATTGTTGGAGATGCAAAACGTGGTAATAAAATTATTTGGAGTACTGGTGAAGCATCACCAAACAACTGCAAAGCACCATATCCTTTTGCAATGGCCGAAAAGAGATTGAAAGATAGATTGGTTTTAAAATTAATAGATGCTTATCAGTATTCGATATACTCAGATTCTGAAGCTGATAACTTTAAGAAACAATGATAGAAACAAACATTACAGAATTAGCAACGCTTATTATGACAAGCGTATTTTTCGGAATCGTTTTAGCTATGGCAATTAATACATACCTAAAATAAATAAAACTATATATTATGAAAAAGAATCACTTGAGTTACTCGGCTTTATGCCAGTTTAAGAAATCTCCTAACCATTTATTAGCTTACTGGAACAAAGAATTAAAAACTACTGATGCTATGCAGTTTGGAACAATAATACACAAGATGTTATTAGAACCAGATACATTTACAAAAGAGTTTGCAATTTTTGAAGGTGCAAGAAGAGCTGGTAAACAATGGATTGAGTTTAAAGAACAGAACGAAGGCAAAACACTAATTAAGCAACAAGAATTAGATGATGCAAACAAGATAATTAACAATGCTATGTTACACCCAGTATTAACTGAAATGATGCAAAATAAAGTAGATACTGAAATTAAATTAGAGTGGCAACATAAAGAAGTTAATTTTAAAGGATTTGCAGACCTTTTAACAACGTTTAACGGCAAGAAATGTATAGTAGATATAAAAACCACTAATGATGCTGGAAAACGCTTTGAACGTGATTTATACTATAATGATTATAAAATGCAGTTAGCAATGTATCAAGACCAATATGACAAAGATACAGATGCTTACATTGTAGCAATAGAAACTACAACACCATTTAACGTGCAGATATATAAATTAGATGATAGTTTATTATTTAAAGGTTGGATGGATTACGATTATTATACAGATAAATTTAAAGAATGGAACGGAGAACCTCAAGGTTACTCAAGTGATGTTGTAGAAGTAAAAACAGAAGTGGAGGAAGTAGTATGAAAAAGTTTGCAATAATAGGTGGTTTATCTTTAATGACTGCTGGAACAACTAATATGCTATGGCATAAGCAAAAGTTAAATTTAAATCCTAATACATTTGCAATAGCTACAGGAGGTTTTTTTGTAGCTGTAGGTATAACATATAGATTTTAATGATTAAAAAAGAATGGCATTGGATGCCAGATTACAAACAAAAACAAATAACAATGAGTAAAAAAGAAGAAACAATATATTGTGGTAGTGGTAAAGTTATGAATCCTAAATGGTTAAAAGTAACTATTAATCCAAGTAAATTAGCTGATTACATACAAGAATATAATGGTAATAAGTTCATCAAACTAAATATTAATTTAAAAGATGAAGCTGACCAATATGGTAAAGATGTAAGTATTAGTGTAGATACTTGGAAGCCAGATGCAGAAGCACCTAAAGCTGAGGCAAGTAATACTTCAAACGATTTACCCTTTTAAGTATTATGAAACAATCAAAAATCTTAACCGCATTGGGTTTAAGTTCGTTGGATATACAAAATATGTTAATGAACGGACTAACAATGCCAGAGATAGCAAAGAAGTATAAGATAACTTATATTTCATTGGTACAGGCATATAAAATCCAAAAGAAAGATTTTAAGTATTTTGATTATATACAACCAAAAGAAGAAGTGAAGGATATTAAAAAAGTATCCTTCGCTTTTGATAAACTATATACAGAAGAATCACTTAATGAAGAAGAGCTACTTGCTTACTATAAGTATGAAGCTAAAAACAAAGCATATTATGAAACACAATAGCAATTTTAAATATGATTTACAACTTGGATTAAAAGGTGAAGGTTTAGTTGCTGATATGCTATCTAATAAAAAGATAGAGGTTAAAACTGATTTTCAAGCTAAAGATACTGGCAATGTTTTTATAGAATATAAAAGCAGAGGTAAGTTAAGTGGTATATCAACAACTCACGCTGAATGGTTTTGTTTTGTTTTATCAAATGAAAATATAATATTTGTTGATACAATTAAATTAAGAAATATATGTAGAGTGTATTTAAAAACAAATAGAGATATAAAAGGTGGAGATGAAAACACATCAAACGGAATATTATTACCAATCAAACAATTAATCAAATTATGAAAGAATTACCTTACTTTAAATTTTATCCAAATCAATGGATTACAGGCAGTATATCATTTATGGACTTAGATGTTCAAGGTGCATTTATGAAAGTTTGCTGTTATTACTGGAGCAAAGAATGTAACGTAACAAGAAAACAAATTAAAACATTAATACCTAAGCAATGGAGTACTTTGTTAGATGCTGAGTTGTTTAAGATAGAAAAAGAAGCTATTAGTATTAAATGGTTAGATGAACAGTATAAGCAAAGGTTAGTAGAACACAAGCGAAATGTAAGCAACGGAAAGAAGGGTGGCTTAAGCAGGGCTAAAGCATTAAGAAAAGATAAGATAAGAAAAGATAAATATGCAGATAATAATTTATTAAAAGTAAATGATGAAGTGCAAAAACTTCTTGACCAATGATATTAGAAGATAAAGCTACTATACCATATTTAAAAGCATTTAAAGAAGGTAAGATTAAAAAAGGTATTGGTATTGGTTGTTTATTAGATGATTACTTTGTTTACAAGAATGGTAACTTTAATATGTTTCTTGGCTTAGATAATGTTGGTAAAACTAATTTTATATTATGGTACTTAACTGCACTAAGTAAAATACACGGTAAGAAGTGGTGCATCTGGTCAGGAGAAAACAATGCTGGACAATTAAAGCGTGACATTATACAAATGTGGACAGGTGAAACAATTAAAGATTTAAACGAATATTTATTTTACCACGATGAGATAAGTAAGTATTTTAAATTTATTGATAATAGAAAACTTTACAACCATAAAGAACTATTAAAGATATTTGAAGCAGAAGATTGTGATGGTTGTTTTATTGACCCTTATACTGGTATAAACCACGATAGAAGAATTTCACAATTTGAACGCAACTATCAAGTATGTAATGATGTTAGAGAGTTTTGTAATAAAACTGGCAAAACAATGTTTATTGCAATGCATCCTCAAACAGAAGCAGCAAGGCGTGTATATCCACCAGACCATCAATTAAATGGACATATACAACCACCTAGAAAAGCAGATTGTGAAGGTGGCCAAGTATTTCCAAATAGAGTAGATAACTTTATTTGTTTACATAGATTAATTTCACACGATAAACTTTGGATGATGACAGAAGTACACGTATATAAAATAAAAGATAAAGAAACAGGCGGTAAGCCAACAATGTTAGGTGAACCACTAAGGTTTGATTACAATAGTGGTTTAGGATTTACAATTGGTGGTAATAACGTATTAAAACAAAAACAATGAGATATAAATATGAAGACATAGAAAAGTTTTTAGAGTTTAAAACTTGGACTAACAAAGATAAAATAGATAAATTACTTGAAATAGATTGTAGTTTATATGCACACTTAGGA